GCAAAGGTCACCAGGGGATAGCCTCCAGAGGGCCACCTGGGCAAAGGTCACCAGGGGATAGCCTCCAGAGGGCCACCTGGGCAAAACTAAGCTATTTCTTTCTCAAAAATAACCAAATACCCGCCACCCCATGTGAACAACCCAAATGTACACAATAGAACTAATACTTGTAATGCCCAAACGAATAAATTCGTTGTTTTATGTACTTTGACCTGAACGACGCTATATCCTATTGCATTTAATTCATTGATATTATCCTCTAACGCTTTTCTTGGATTCGTCGTTAACAACCCAATCAACCCGCCCATTAAAGATATTCTGAATATTTTATTTTTCTTTGGCATTACCATTACCTTTTGATTCATGTATATTGGGAATATATAGCATATTTCCTATACTAAAGAAATATTACCACCATTTAGCGGGAGAAGATGTTAAAATCTGAGGAGCAGCATGCAATAATGCCCCGGTATTATTTTTCCGTCGCACTGTCTCAATCGCATATCGAGCAGCATCAATAGTGTGGTTGAAAAGATCAATGATTACCGGCAAAACTTCTTCGGTTAACGGATCTACTTTGTAACTATAATTAGTCATCTCGTCAATAATGTTCTCGCATCTAGGATGAACCACAATATCGTATGATTTTAAGAACTCAATTCCATCTTTTATTGAATTTGGACCTTTTTTTGAGCTTGTAATATTAAACCCAGATCTTCGCATGTAAGATATTGTTTCTGGCCTAGCACTATCTGCAACAATTCTGTAACCATCACGAACACTTTGCAATCCTGGGTACTCAAAGCGATTAGTCCAGTTGGGATTTGAACCTGCAAACAACGCTGGCAAATCGTCAATTTCACAACCAACTTTGTAAATTTCTTTGCTAAAATATAGTGTGCGATCCATAACGTAACATTCAATCAATACCGTAGGGTCAACAGAGAATCCCCAATCAACACCTAGATACGGTATGGACTTACTCGTAAGTGTATCATCTAAATCTTGTATCCCAAAATCAGTAAATACTTTGGCCTGTGAGTGTTGTTCTAATTCACCTTCCCATATGTGTTTCCATTTCTGAACATCCCTGCTCCTCATCCATTCCATTTCTTTCTTTAGAACATTTGGGAAAAATGGGTTGTCTCTCCAAGAAACTTGACGCACTATGCTATCTGGTGGTGGACGCTCACCAAGAAACATACGATCTACAGGATCATTTGCTTTTCCGCGATTCCACGAAAACCAAATTTCGCTATCTGGTTTTCGTACTGTGGGAATCAGTAGAGTCAAAGATTGTTGAGAACATCTGTTTGCCTCCTCTACCCAAGCACCGTCCAAACCTTCCATAGATTTTATTGATTCAGGATTGGTTCGTAATCCAGCAAATAAGAAAGTTGTCCCATTCGCACCTTGAATCATGTCGCGTGTGCTTTTGTACTCATCAGTCAATCCAAATTTAATGATTTTGTCTTCTAGCAGCTTTTTAACGGACACTGTCAATGATCGTTGAATTTCTCTTGCACATAACCACCTAAGAGGACGTTGAGCACCCATAAGTACCAACGCTCCGGCGAAGCTGTGAGATTTCGCAGACCCTCGCCCTCCATGAAAGGCTTTATACCTGGACGGTGAAAATAAATCTTTGAAAGCAATAGGAATTCTAGCCTTTGACGTCTTCATCTTTAGGATCTACGAACGAAATTTCAACCCGTTTCAAATTATCTTCTCTAATTTCCATATTAGGCGTTTTGGACCAATGTTCAGGTAATTGATTCGTAAGGAAAAATGTAATAGCTGCTACATCTGGTGGATGATATTTTGTTTTTGTCTGGATAGAGTAGAGCACTTGGTCATTAGCAGCAGGAACAGCATTTTTCGTGATAATTTCCTCAGTAAATCCGCAAGCACGCTTATATAATGCCTCAACGACATCCATTGTTTTCGTAGACTGAGTTTGCATCTAAAATATTGCCCCGAAAATTGTTAATATTTAGCTAAATGTTGCAATTTTGTATATTCTACCACGAAATGGACACAAAAACATATGCTCATTCTGGTTGCCCCTCAATACGAAGCCTGGAGCCATTGTACAGTTGAATTTTTCGCAACAAACGCAACATATGTGCGAGTAGATATGTGGGTATCGACAACAAAACTAGCGAAAATTGAAGGTGTTACGACGCAAACAATCAGACGTAAAGTTGAAAGTGGACTTTACGATAAGATAAAGAAAACACATGGCGGACACTATCGGATATTCGTTAAGCAAACAAGAAGGATATGTTATGCAAGGGTTAGCTCAAGCAAGCAACGATCCAGCATTGGTACACAAAAGCGTATCTTGCTTGAACAATACCCTGATGCCGAATTTATCAGTGACGTTGCCAGTGCTTTCAATTTTAAACGAAAAGGATTGCAAACCATACTGGAATCCGCAATGCTCGGAAATTCAATCCACATTGTGGTTACCACGAAGGATAGACTCGCAAGATCTGGATTTGAGCTTATCCGATGGCTGGTTGAATTATCAGGTGGACAAATCGAGATTTTGGACGACTCGAATCTCCCCAGTGAAACGTTCGACACTGCAGAACTTATCGGTTTTATTACTTCTTTCTGCAATAGCCACTACGGAAAACGCTCTGCTGAAAGGCGCAAAAGTAACAGCCTCAAAAAAGATTAGGTTCTATCCAGAGAACGAGGTTGCGTATCGACAAGCCTTGGTTTTATACCGACGTTCGTACAATCTTGCTGTTGAACGTTTCCGTACCGATAATTACAAGGATAAAGCCGGTAAGTTCATCAATATGCGTCCAGATATTAAGACGCAAGTCAAAGAGGAACAAGAACAATCTGGTGGAATTTATAACTCGATAATTTCTGATAATGGGACTCTTGCAGCGACTATTACATTTAAGGCGGTATGCTCCAAGAATACAAAGCTGAAAGGTGCGAAAGAGGGTTTCTCAGAAATTGGTTTCAAGAGTCGCAAAGGGTCAAGGCATTCATTCAGCATTGATCGACTACCCAAGGGGCTGAATCCTTGTGTTAGTACGTTAGGGAAGATCTATTTAACCGAAAGTGTACCAAGCGAAGCTATCGGCAAATCGTGTGTTATAACTTTCGATAAAGGCCGGTGGTTCATTCAGGTTCAACAACACATTGAGCTTAATACCGAGATCCAAGGTGCGGTAAAATGTGTTGGAGTTGATCCAGGTGTGCGAACATTTGCAACGTGTTTTAGCAATGATGAGGCTATGATAGTAGGTGCTAATTTTGTGAAAGAAAAGTTAGCACCATTGATGCTCCGTGTGGATAAAATGATAGGGCAACGTCAAAAGATTTTAAACACACAGAAAGGCGTTAAATTTCTTGATATGCCTCAATGGGCGCGTGACCGAATTGTTTGTTTTGACAATGAAATCAATCGATTAAAGTGCAAAAAGGATGATCTTACGTTAGATCTTCATAATAGGCTTGCGTTTGAATTGGTATCAAATTACGACGTTATTTTTCTGCCGACATTTGAAACGAGAAGCATGGTCACGCGAAAAAACAAGAAAGTCCGCACAATTCGTCGTAATACTTGCCGACAAATGCTCGATTTGAATCACTACGGGTTCAAGTTACGTCTTAAATGGTACGCCAAGAAATTTGGTAAGCATGTGGTGGATTGTAATGAAGCGTATACGTCCAAGACCCGTTCTTGGAACGGAGAAATAGATAGCAAGCTTGGATCATCAAAGACAATAAAAGGTGCTGGGTTCACCGTTGACCGTGACATTAACGGCGCACGGGGAATCCTGCTCAAAAATTTAACAAGGTAGCTTGGACCTGAGTCATAACAACGAACATTGCGTTTGTTGCGATTTTAATCAAGAGAAATACTTAGACAAGCACAATCAGATTAATTAACTTTCAACAATAACGTACCTATCCCGTCCACTGCTTCTGTAAATTAGGAACCTTTACCGATGAAGAACCAGAGAGGATGTCAGAATATTCACTTTCTTGGTGCTACTCATCCGCTAAAAACCGAAATAACAGAATTCTATATTTCATATGGCGGCACCGTATTAGAAATACTTAGACAAGCACAACCAGATCCTGTGTTGCTACAAGATGCTAAAGTCTTTATCAATGACAATGAAATTGACTGTGAATACTGGGAAACAACATACCCACCTGAAAATAGCGTTGTCACCGCAAGGATTGTGCCTTTTCTGCGTGGTGGCGGAGGTGGTAAGAATCCACTAAGAACGCTATTAACAATCGCAGTCATGGTTGCCACTGCGGGTTACGCTGCACCCCTTGGTGCCGCATTGGGTTTCTCTACAGCAGCCATAGCAGGTGGAACAGCAAGTATCGCATCATTAGTTGGTGGGGTATTAATCTCTGTAACAGGTTCATTACTAATCAACGCAATAGCTCCCGCATCAATTCCTGCATTGCAAGATAGGTCATCTGGTAGCGGGGCTGAAGCATCACCAGCACTGTTTATTGAAGGTGGAAGGAACAGAGCACACCCTTTTGGGGTTGTCCCGTCAATTCTCGGAACATATCGTTTCCATCCGCCTTTAGGTGCCACTACGTATACTGAAGCACTTGGCGATACTAACAGGTTCAGAATGCTTTTGTTGGTGGGACTGGGGCCATTAGAGTTGTCTGATTGGCGCATAGGTAATACCCCGATTGAAGAGTTCCAAGATTATGCCTTGGATGTTCGGAACGGTCTTGGTACAGATACGCCACTGGAAAATTTCCCCAGTCAGGTAGAACAAACTGGACTATCCATAAAATTAACAGTTGCTGGTGGGTACCATGTCCGAAATAGTGCATCAGATGCGGATGAATTGTCAGTTGACATCGGATTCCCTGGTGGATTGATAAAATTTAATGACGTGGGAGAAGCTGTTGAACATACTATAGAAATAGAGCTATCCTACCGGAAAGTTGGGACAACACCTTGGTTTCCCGTTCCAAATCCGACGACGACATTTGATGATTCACAAATTGTTGGAACAACAATAACGTTAACAGGCAAGCGAACAGGGGGAATCCATCATGGTATTAGATGGTCTACTCCCGAAAGAACAAATTATGAGATACGATTACGGCGTATTGCCCCACCAGATACCGAAGGAGAGCAATCAGCAGCCCCTGGTGGGCATACAGAGATTGACAAAGTATTCTGGATTGCCCTACGTACTTTCACAAACGATGATCCTATTAAGTCCCCAATTCCGCTTGCCAAAGCATCCTTGGTTATCAGAGCTACTGACCAACTGAGTGGTGTACTCGACGAACTCAATGTCATGGTCCGGTCTATAGTGCTTGACTGGAACTCTGGAACCAACACATGGTCACCAGCACCATCAAACAATCCAGCATCGCTATTCAGACACGTATTGCAAGGGCCAGGAAAAGCAATTCCTGTACTAGATTCTGAAATTGATTTGGAGAAACTGCAAGAATGGCATGAATTCTGTGAAGGAAAAGGCTTTGCTTTTAATATGGTGAGGGATTTTCCATCCTCAGTTTTCGATACTTTAGCTGATATTGCATCATCAGGTAGGGCGGGATTAGATGTTGTTGACGGGAAATGGTCCGTTGTCATTGACAAACCTGTAGATATAACCGTTACTTACATAAACCCCAGAAACTCAACAGATTTTGATTATGAACGATTGTTTGAAGAGGTACCGCATGCGTGGCGCATAAGATTCCCTAACGAAACTACAGATTTTAAACAAGATGAGCGTACTGTTTACCGAGACGGCTATACAGAGTCAAATGCCACATTATATGCACAAATGGAATTTCCAGGGGTTACCAACTCCGACCAGATATGGAAATTAGGTAGATATTACGCTGCTGTAGCAGTTCAACGTCCAGAACGCTGGACTGTAACACAAGATTTTGAATCTCTTATTGTCCGACGTGGAATGCGAGTAAAAATTGCTCATGATGTCATGCTCGTTGGTTTGGCATACGGACGGATCGCAGATCTAACGATAGTTGCTACCCAAATAACGGCAATTACGGTCGATGAAGACTTAACAATGGAGTCTGGAAAGAGCTATGGCCTAAGCGTTCGTAGAGATATTAGTGGTGATGTCTCCCAGAGTATATCAATTGCTACATCACCAGGGACATTTAAGATAGTAACTCCCGTATCCCCTGTCCTAAATGAGGGCGACATAGAAATAGGAGATTTGTTTAATTTTGGCGAATTCGGCCAAGAAGAAGAGGACGCATTAGTCTTGTCTGTGATACCCCAATCGGATTTTGCAGCAAAAATAACTCTTATTCCTTACAGAGGGGATGAAATATATGATGCTGATAGCGGAACAATACCTCCATATGTCCCAACAATATCAGTAGATCTATTCTTACCAGCAGTAATTGTTGAGCAGGTAGTTTCTGATGGTACAATCTTTCAAATCGGCGTAGGTGGTGCAAATATTGTTCAGTTGTTGGTCCAAGTAGAGAAAATATCTTTTGAAGGCGCATACCTGGAGGTACAACAACGCACATCTGGTATTGTGGAAACGTTCTATCCTTCTGACATAACACAATTAAAACAAACAGATGTCAGGATAGGTGGGTTAGCTCTTGGCGAAACTTGGGATTTACGCTTGCGATGGAATCACGAATCCTACCTACCTGGACCGTGGGTTATAGTCCCAGACATATTTATTGCGAAAACACTTGGCCCCGTTGATATTTTGCAGTATGCAGAAATGAGCGTTTTGGAATCTGGCCCAGTCGAACCCGTAAGGTCGATTGCAAATATGTGGTGGTACAACACCGATAACGATGTTATGAGCCAAAGGAGCAATAATAATATAGATTGGACGGCATTTTGGGATAGAACAGATGATAGCTGGAGGTTATTGCTAAAGAAAGGTGCTGATGTACCATCCGCTGCTACCTTGGTACTGGGAAAAGATGGCAATTATTTCGATGTAACCGGCACAGATCCAATATCAGCCTTATCAGCCGTTGGAGTCGGTACCCATATAAAATTGCATTTTAATGAAATATTAACATTGACACATAATCCCCCAGACTTAGTTCTCCCTGGTGGTCTTAGCATATTAACGCAAGTTGGCGATGAAGCGGAACTAATAGAATATCAACCCGGACGATGGCGAGTTGTAAACTACACACGTGCCGATGGTACAGCACTTGTCATTAAACACGGCGTAGGTGATCCATTACCTTCTACCACGAATATGGTCATTGATGAGTACAAAGATTATTTTGAGGTTTCTGGTACTACAGACATATCTAGTTTTACTGTAAGGAACGGTAGAAGATTCGTACTTTATTTTTTGAGTGAACTTGACCTTATAAGTGGTCCGAATCTAGTAACAAAAGATAACGAGGATATAACCGTAAGAGTCGGTGATGTTGTCGAATTCTATTCAATAGACGATAATGTCGTACACGTTATTAACCATCATGGCGTATCTGTAGGTGGTGTGGGCATAGTCGTCGCACGATGTGGCATTGATTTTAACGGACTTAGTCAATTATGGGAAGTCACATTTTCAGTAGGTTTCACATCAATAAATCTTGTAACAGATCCTGTAGATTTCACAGCAACAGGGATATTCTCGTTTGAATTATCTCAAATAGATTATAACGTATTAGTATCTTCTGGTCTTACAGATATGAAAACAGTAGGCGGATTCAGAATAACTGCATTTACTGGCGATGTACTCGTGGTTGCCTAAATTTTAGAGGCTATCCCCTGAATAATATACTCACCACACAACCACCAACGGTCATATTCAATATTTTGAGAGGCCATCATGGTGCATTAACTTAACATTTAATTTCTTTGCTAGCTCTCTTGCGGAAGGTGTAAAGGTATTATTTGTCACAACTACAGCATCATCAGCATTTGCATATCCTTTTCCACTATATATTTCTTGAACAGCCTTATTTCCAACGGGACTATTATACAATTTACATTGAACAACCAATGTACGTTCGTTTTTAGTCGCAATTATATCGATTCCTTGGTCCCCTGAAGCCTGAGTAACATTAGAGTCCCAACCATTATCTGATAACAGCTTAGCACAAAATGTTTCATATTCGTATGACGACATATCTTCTATAGGAATAGATTTCTTATCTCTACTGACACATTCATCTTTTACTCTTGCATTGATTATAGATTTAATCATGTCTAAGTCTAAAGTTTCAATTATATGGCCTTTATTCAATATATTGCTTTCATAAAAATACATTATATCTTTTATCCAGTTTTTCTCATCGTGTTTATCATTTCCATATTCGTCAACCCTAAACCTTTTGTTTCTTTTTAGCACCAATATGTCGATGTGTTCCATTGTTGTATCAGTAACCAATTTTTCTTCACTTACTTGTTTCAGTCTCTCAATTTCTGATTGTCTAAACTTTTCAGCTTCTGCTTGTCTAAACTTTTCAAATTTAATCTTAACTTCAGATTCTACTTGTCTTGATCTCTCAGCTTCTGCTTGTCTAAACTTTGCAGATTCTACTTGTCTTGATCTCTCAGCTTCTGCTTGTCTAAACTTTGCAGATTCTACTTGTCTTAATCTCTCAGATTCTACTTGTCTTAATCTCTCAGCTTCTGGATTCTCCTTAACTCGATTTTCTTGTTTTTTAGCTTTTTTCCTCATAACGCGTTCCAAATTTCTAGCAATTATCTCCTTACCTCTTATGTTTTTGTTTCTAAAATTTGCAGCTATCAACTCCTGATTTTTTGCTTTTTGTACCTTTGATTCTACATATGACAACCTTTGCTCTTTATTGCTACTTTCTGGTTTTTCTTTAGAATCCATGCGAGAGTCTCCTTTTTATCATTATAAACCCCATTTTATTTTCTGTACTTGTGCTTCAACCCATTGAAAAACTTCATAGCACTCTTACGAGTTTCAAAATAATACTCTGTTTTCTTACCCTTTATGCACAAATCAAGACGGTTTAAGAAAACCGCCCATGTCCACGGTTTTTTATCACCTTTTAGCTCGACAAGAGCGATAGAAGAACCTACCGAATCCTCAGTATAGAACACCATGTTTCTCTTCATAGTTGACATCCTACATTAAGATTAAAACCGGGGAGGGACTCACCATTCAACCATGCTAAAAAAGAAATCATGTCAAAAAACATCACCAAACGAAACGTCAATATAATCAAAAATATATGCCATGTCACCGCCATCAATTTCCGTAGATGTTGCGGTTACAGACAAGGTAAAATCATCGTCAAAATCCCATTGTCGAGACAATTCTAAATCAATCAATTCATTTTCTGTCAAAGTCCATGAACCATCGTCGTTCAATTGCCCATGATTGAAAATGGAACCATCAGGATTACCAGAAATATCAATAGACAAAGATTCTGAACCATCCAAATCAACAAGGTCTGCAAAAATTTCCAATTTAATCGCCGCTTCAACTACCACATCAACAATACTGGAAGTCGGCTCAACATTTAAAGCTTCGATGCGTTCCAGTAAAATGTTTGCCTCGTAAGCCTTTACAATTTGTGAATGTTCATTACCGCTAATTGAAAAAAGTTGTCCAGAGGTGGTTTCTAACGGCTTATTTCCGACATTTGGTTCCCTCATTTCAACAACTTTATTGTAATTAGATTCATTAGCTAAAAAATCCTTATATTCCCATGAATTGTTGACCAGACAAATTATGGACAACGTATCAGCTGCCGCTGATATATCATCAACAGTAATTTCTGTGAGATATTGTGCGTTGGCTATTTTCTCAGAATCTATCTTAGCATCTACAATCTCTTGTGCTGCATTTCGAATATCTTCAAACGTAGTTACGGTTACGGAAAGTTGCAAATCAACAGCCGAATTTGCGGGAGGTGTCACTGTTAAATCGGGCAGTTCCGCTGTGGTCAAGGTCCAGGAGCCATCATCATTCTCAGTTCCCACAGATAATTCTGCTCCTTCAGGCACACCTGTTACCACCACAATGGGTAGAATATCAGAATCATCAATACCAAGATTTAAAGCAATAGGTCGGTTCTCAATCCCTAACGCATCACTGACTACCAGCGTAGGTACATCAGCTATTGGTTCAATTGTCACCGTGATGCGTTCATCTGCTCCACCTTCACCATCAATAGTCCAAAACCCTACCTCTAATTCAAAACTACCACTATAATCCTGTGGTGTAATGATTTTAACATCTTCAATATATTCTGCAAATGTAACTCCTTTAGGTGGGTCCATACCCCACCAATCATTAGGTTCATAAATGTCAGACTCATAACTAACTCCCTTCGTCATGACGGTACCTTCTGGAACAACACCAAACCAATTGAATATTGTCAGACCACCAACATTTGAACCAACCACAAAGTCAAAATCAATCGGTGCATCCTCAAAACCATAAAGATCCTCTACTATTGCAACCAACGGCGCAACTGAAACGTCAATGGTGCCAGTTGTAGTCGCTGTATCACCACCATCAGCCTCCGTACTCGTCGCGGTGACTGCGAGTTGAAAATCAACATCCGAATTTGCTGGAGGTGTAATCGTTAAGTCGGTCAATTCATCTTCAGTCAATGTCCAAGACCCATCAACATTTTTAATTCTTGCAGATAAAATAGCGTTTTCCGCAACATTATCTGCAACGTCTCTTGCAAGTTGCAAAGCTTCAACAATCGCTGATTCTAATTTCTCATCAGCAACAGCATCTATGCTATCACGCATGTTTACCATTAAATCATAAACATTTACGCCATCTACATCATATTTATTCTTTCCCCATCCACTCTTAATGTCTCCGATCAATTCGTCATATGGATCAGCAGAAACCCATTCATATGACGAAGCATCACTATGAGGGATTCTGAAATTTCTTACCGTAGTGCTTTTGTAAGTGCTAAGCTCATCAGCAAGACCATCAGTAACTTGTTCTCTAATAAAATCTTCATCAACAAACACAGATATGGTGATCGATAGCGATTCTGAACCATCTGTATCGGTCAGTATGGCTGAAAAATCCAAGGCTATGGGCTGGTCTTCGGTACCTGATGCATCATTGACTACTAGCGTAGGTGCATCGGCTACCGCGTCTATTATCACATTTATAGTCTCTTTTTCCATAAGACCACCATCTACTAAATCTTGGACTGCTTCTTTCGTATCAATTAACTCAGTAAACTTTTCTAGTTTCAAAAGATCTTGGGCATTCTCAACAGTCATTTCGTAAGTATCACCAAAGCCTAACACGAGTGTCATCATGGAATCATTGCTAATTACTTGTTTAGCAGCAGCCATCACCGCAGAGTTGTTATGCACGTTGATAATTCTATCTGAATCAACCATCTTTAATGAAACAAAGTAATAAGGTTCACCATCAATTATCATTTTGAACTCATCACGAACAATAATAGCCTCATCTATAGCCGTTAATTGACTTGAACCACGGTCTAAATCTGCTTGAGTTACTTCTTTACCTATCACTAAAGAAAAATCAACGTCAGAATTTGCAGGCGGTGTTATTGTTAAATCAGTTAGTTGATCCGCTGTCACAAGCCAACTACCATCACCATTAGGAACTCCAGCTGACAGGGTAGAACCATCAGGAACATTCAAAATAGTGATGAAAACAGATTCTAACGCTTCAGTGATCGCAATACCTAACTCTTCAGCTATCCTAGTTTCAAGGCTAACAGCTTCAACAGCTTCAACAGCTTCAACAGCTTCAACAGCTTCAACATATTGTTGATCCTCTGTATCACCTCCGTTCTCTTCGTAACGAGACCAAGTTAATCTAGTTAATGTAACGAAAGAATCGGTCACGGAATCTTTGAACCTAAAAAGTGAACCATTATAATTTAAATAAGTATCTCCAGAAAAACCCATAACACCCCGAACACCTTCAACACCAGTAACAGCCTCAACAGCTTCGATAGCCTCAATACCCGTATCATCAAAATCAGCTATAACCTGCTCAATAATTGAATCTTTTTTTGCTTGAACAATCTATGGGCGAATCTTCGCTACCATAAACAATAAGATATAGGGGTTCTGACTCCACTGGTGGCTCTACAGGGGGTTCTGACTCCACTGGTGGCTCTACAGGGGGTTCTGACTCCACTGGTGGCTCTACAGGGGGTTCTGACTCCACTGGTGGCTCTACAGGGGGTTCCTCAATTTTAAAACATGCAGATAAAGGATCATCAATAGAGCATAATCCTAACTCCTCTTTTTCCTCTATCTCGATCATAAATTCTTCGAGTGCTGCTGGTGGCGTAGGCCTAGCCACTTCATGTGGATGAACAAAAGATGGCTCGTTCACAAACTGAAAAATAGGCTCAATAGCAAAAGACTGACCGGAATAATCAAGAATCTCATACGTAGGAGCAATGTTGAAGGCACCAGCATCTATTTCTTTATAAGGCTCTTCCGGTGACAAAACCTTGAAATACTCTCGATCAATTGATCCTTGCGTCATGAAATATGGTGGTTGTAACACACTGGAATAATTCAATACCTGAGAAGTTTGGCCCATCTTGCTAAGAATTAAACTTCCAAAATTATTCGACAACTTAATCGCACCAACCTTCCCAGTCGCATCATTCAAAAGTGTAAATGTGCTTACTCGACCTTCTTCACCAATGATCCCAACCAGAGTAGTTCCCCTGATGCCTATTTGCGCTGCTGGAGTGCGAATTAATACAACATCATGCTCTAATTTTGCTATTTCACCAGTTGTAAAAAAGAACATCCCCGAATCTATGCTTATGTCAAACTTTCCTAAATCCAAATCAGGATCATAAGACACTTCGTTAATAACCATGTGACTGTTATTACCAAGAACGGTGACAGTTTCATCAATGTATAATATTTTGACCTTACCATATGATCCGGTTTTAACGACATCCTCTGCGTAAAGCGGCATGCCTTCACTGACAGCTACTTCTATGCCCGTGCGGATGATTGTTACTTCGCCTTGGAATGTGTCTATTGTTCCTATGCCTGAACTGTTCATATTATCCCTATTAGAAAACTTTGACAATAATAGCTGCAATGGATAAGGCAACACCTATACAAGCATAAATCAAATGGGTGGTCGGCGCAATGGTAGCACAAAC